CTTCGTTTTGTTCAAGTTTATCATCCGTAATTTCTCTATTTTGGACTAATTTAGCTTTATCTAGGTTTACTCTTTCAGTAGTTTCGGTTTGTTTCCTATAGTTCTCCATAGCTTTAAGATCTAACTCTTGAGCTTTAAGTTTAACTAAAGGATCGCTATCTAACATAGAAGTAATCTCTTTTTCTTGCTTCATAAACTCTTCAGTAAATTCTGCAATCAAAACAGCTTTTCTTGCTTCCATCATTAAATTCAGTTGTTGAACTTGTTGTTGAAGTTCAGGCCCTTGGGCGCCTTGAGCTTGTAGTTGTTGTACTTCCATAATTTGTTGAGCAAATTCTAATTCAATATGTTCTTGTGCCATCAAGGATATATGCTCCATAATATTCTTTTCTAAAGCAGCCATAATTGGTGGGTTGTTTCTTGCAAAGTTAGTAGCCATAAAATTCATGTGAGCTGTAATATGAGCTCTATGATCTTGATTTCGATAAGCTTGAAAAGGTTTCATAGCCATTGCATCAATATGTTCTAATGCTGGATCTTTTGGAACTGGTGGTTGAGGAGGAGGTAAAACTTGATCAATATTTTTAATTCCTAAAGCTTCATACATTTTTCTGTAAGACTCATACATATTATGCATTTGAGGATTAGACATTGACAATTGTAATTGAGTTTGAGCTAATTGAATTCTTTGTGTCATAGAAAATATATTAGGATCCGCTACAGGAACAATATCTATTCTGTCATCAAAATCTGCTTGCTTAATTAATCTATTTCCACCTACAACATCATAAGGATATTCTGGTGGTAAGTATTGAGCAAATATATTTGATAATAATTTAAATTCCTCTTTTAAAGAATTATAAATTCTTTTATGAATAGCGCTCATCACTCTTGAGCCTCTTTCTAATAAAGCCACTGTCGTCCCGACCGCTGCTCCTTGAGCTTTAGCATCTCCTACTTGGTTATCAGCAATTGAAGCAAATCTCTGTCCCGCTTCAACTACAATTCCCATTAGTTGTAATAATGTTGGTGAAGGTTCTTTGTAAGGAAGATTAAAGAATGCATCTCTTAAACTTCCGCCTGGTGCATCCACATCTCTCCACTCTCCTGGTTGTAAAGGCTGTGCATCATCTCTAACTCTTACTCCCCTCTGTTTAAATCCAGATGGTAAATTAGCTAAAGTTCCTGCATCTAGTAATTGGCGGAGAGCTACTGTTGCAGTTCTGCTCAATCCGCCAATCATATGAATAAGTCCAAATCCGTAGAAACCTAGTCCTGGTAGAAATTTAAAATGGACAAAGTATTGGACTTTTTTCTTCAGAGGATCGTTTGGTTGATAATTTCGTCTAATAGACAATATTCTCCGACCCCCAGCTTCCATCGTTACGATGTAAGGCAGTTTAATTCCTGTAGGTTCTCCTGTTTCTTGATCTACATCTTCAAAACCTTCCAGGTCTAAATTCACATGACATTCTAAAATTGTATAACTTTGATCACTTCGATTCATTGTTTTAGTCGTTCCTTCTAATTTTCTTTCTTCTTCATGAACTCTATCTTGCGTATAGGCCGGTCTTCCTAATTCTATATCGCTATAGAATCCGGAAACCTGTGCCTTACGTACGTCGTTCTCCGACATATACATACGTTGAATAACTGCTTCCGCATCTTCTAATGAGGTAGCCGAATACGGAACAATTAAATCATCCGCCTGTACAAATTTTGAAACTGCTCTTCCAACCATTTCATCATAATAAACTTTTTTAAATGATGACCCGGCTAGAGGTAAATAAAATAACATTTGATCAAACTCTGCATCATATTCTTTCATTTCCTGTGTCAATTGATAATTCATATAATCTTTAACACGCATTGCTTGATCTTCTTTTTCTCTGTTTGAAGCTCCTAAGATTTGAGTTCTAACAGGACCATTCGCTGGTAATAATTCTTTGTAAGCTGTTGCTTGAAACTGAGTTACTGCTTCAGCTAAAACTGGGTGAGTAGCACCACTTGCTCCTTGGAAGGGTTGAGATCTTTGAGTATATTTAAATCCTAATAAATCTAAACCAGTTGTATAAGCTTGTTCCCATTCTCTTCTTGAAGCTCTGTAATCTTCGTATTGTTGATAAAGCTCCGAAGCTAATCTGCCCGTAATTTCATCTCCCACTAATTCTGCTAAATTTGTAAAATGATCTTCTCCACCAGATGGTGAAACTTTTCCTGGTTCAAAATCAATCTCTACTGAACCATCTTCATTTTCCTGAACATCAACTCCAGGATCTGCTTGATTCTGTTGATTAAGAACTTCTATTTCTAAATCTTCTTCTGGATTAACTTTTACCTTTTCCCGATTATTAGGGAGCGCTTTGTCTATTTCTGCCATATAATTCCTACGTTAACCTACTCTAACTTGTTTTACATCAGAAGGCAACCCCATGATTCCTTGCGGATTAGGCCCTGCTAATGGAGGTACTAAAGATTGTCTTCTTGCAATAGCTCCGGTTTCAACTTCTCCACCTGTATTAAATCCTTTTTTATGTCTTTTCATCATATCGCTTCTTTGTGTTGCTACCATGATAGCTTCTTCTCTATCTTCATGAACACTCGTAGGTTCAATTTCTCCCCTTAAAATCATTTCT